CCATGGCCGCAGAGAAAGCTTTAAGTGCTGCGACTGGCTTATCTGCTACAGCAGCGCCAATAAAATCAGTTACATCAGTCATATTGTATCTCCAATTACATTACACCTTTATTTATAAAGAAAACGTCTTCATGCTGCGTCATCTTCTTTTTTGCTATCGTCTGGTACTAGTTTATAAGTAGGCGCAGGCGGTGCTGGTTCTTCTTCTGGTTCTTCGTCTTGCATTAATTCTTCAGGATCAACATATCTTTCATCAGTTTTCTCTTCAGCAATCTGCTTATCTATTTCTTCCATCTCTTCTTCAGAATGCTGCAATACATATCGACGCACATACTCATGTGAGTAATATTTGCCAACATATTCTTCCATCTCTCTTAGTAGACCCACACGATCACGATTTAATTCAGCAAGCTTCAGTTCTTCAAAGTAGTTATCAACAGCAAAGTCGAAATCAATCTGTTGTTTCCACTCTGCCCAATCTTCAACTGTACATACACCTTTGAGAATCAACTGCCGTTCGAGCAACTTCATAAAAAGTTCAGAGAACTTATTACGTAGTCGAGTAATAAACTTGCCGAACTTTACTTCGTCGCGAGTAATCTCTGTAGCACGACCAAGAGAGAATGTAGTCTCTGGTTGTAGGCGAGAGATGGGTACATTGAGAGAACGATATAGATTATTTTGGAAATAAACAACATCATCGATGTCTCCTAAATTTTGGCCACCTGGCAGTGTAGTGATTTCGGTACCACGTCCACCTTCTCGGCGCGGAAGCCAAAAGTCTTCGAGCATCGTCATAAACTTACGATCGTCTCTGATTTCACCAGTCGATGAATCATAGACAACTTTGTTCTTAAATTTGGTCATGATGTCGGCGAGATATTGTTCTGCTTTAGCTTTAGGCAGACCACCAACATCTACATAAAAGATTCGACGCTCAGGTGCTCGCGAGATACGATAGATAACTAGCGAATCTTCTAACGAACGCAACTGATTAAGTGGTCGAATAGCTTTTTGTAAATGAGAAAGAATAAGTTTGTTATCAAGACTTTGATAACCTGAAGTACAATATACTACAGCATCTCTTGCAATCTTCACACCTTCAGCTGATGCTGAACCTGAAGAACCGTAGCTATTCATTGTAGAACCAGTCAATGAACCAGTACGCTTTAAGAAACCAGACGGCGAGTACATATAATACTCATTGATTACCTTCTCGATAGTCACACCAGTCTTCTTATCTTTTTCTTTCTTGACTTCGCGTACTTTCTTAATATTACGAGGATCTACATATCGTACTTCGACAATACCTTTTGCAGGTTTGTTCTCATCAACAAGAACGTGGTAATACAGACGACCATCTACATACCAACGTCGGAATAATTCGTAGCTCAGACGATTAAATTCAAGTAATTGAAGAACGTTATCAAATTCTTCTTGTATAGTTTTCTTGATTCTGTCTGGTTGTTCTACATCATCTAATACAATAGAGACGGTATCTTCATCGCTGTCTTCAACAATTGCTTCGTTACAAATTTCTGCGATGGCCATGTCAATAGTCGGATCGAACGAGATGGCTCGATACTTATTAACAAGTTCTGCTTCGGTTCGGACTGAACCATCGAGGTCAACGTAGGTGCCATAGACACCACCTGCGGCAACGGTTAACGCGCCGTCTTCGTTAGAAGGGGGAACGAAGGAGATCCGCTTTTCAGCTTCTTTCTGCTCCTTCTTCCTGTTTATTTCAAATCCAAAAAGGTCCATTCATTATCTCCGATGAAATAAAGGGGATATAGTTATTTATATCCCCTCTATTGATTAGTCAAGGCGGACCGGATTAAGCTGTGCCAGGTTCGAAGTAATCGAATGACCAAGTGACCGTATAAGTGCCGATCGTGTCAGTAGTATTCCAATCTAGTTCGATAGTACCAACATCTGAAGGCCAACAGCCAATAAGCTTATACTCACGTAATTTTGATCCAGTTTTACCATACAACTTGATAGTAGCATCTTCTTTATAATCTTCAGGCGCTGTATATGATCGCAAATTAGCTTCGCCGCTATTGACTTTTTGGGCCCACTGCTCTAATATATCACGTTGACTAAAATCCTCTTCAATCATTACAGTAGTAGTCCATTCTGCAAAAGTTCTGTCACCAGCAATCTTTACTTTACGGCCGAAGTAAGGAACTTCAATAATACCAGTCGTAAATGAAGGCACTTGAGATGACATACAAAGCAGATTAAACTCTTCACCCAAAGTCGTGACTTGAACTTCGAACAAGGCGGGACGATACCCACCTTGTCCGAGAGCAGATGACTTGAAGTCGCGAATATTAAATGGCATTAGTTATTCTCCTGTTTTTTTCTTATTTATCTTATTTATCAGAATTGTCCAATAACTTCGGAGAATTCTACGCCAGTTCGTACAGCGACAAAGTTGAGCTGGATGAAGTTGATGCTTCGAGCTGGTTTGATGTAGATATCACCAACAAACTCGTTACGATCGATTACTTCACCAGTGTTATTAGTCTCATCACAAATCACTGCAAAGTCGGTAATACCACGGCGACCCTGTACATCTCGCAGATAAGGCGTTACGAGATTGACAAAGCTTGCTCGAGTAAACTCATCGTTGAATTCGAAGAGAGTAAACTTAGCAGCGGTAGCAATCGCTTTCTCGAGGACAATGAAGAGGCGGCGTACGTTGATACGATCAAACGCTGAAGGCTTAGCAAGCAGCGTCTTATCACCGAACATCACAATACCTTGACCAGGGAAATTAACGATTGGGTTTACACCGTTCTTATAAAGAATATCGCGTTCTGCTTTCTTGGGGTTCCAAGCGAGCTTCACTACATTCTTGATGTTGCCTCTGTTGAATCCAGCTGGTGAGAACCAAGGATCACGTGTATCATCAGTTCGAGCGGCCAATCCAGCAATATCACCATTGAGTGGAATCCATCGATATACATCGCTGTACTTATCATATTGATACTTGTAACCGCTATCAAGTACAGCGTATGAAGTAGATCGTAGATTATTTCTGAAGTCAACTACATCTTCAGTAATATCTGTTGCATTAGCTACAACATCACTTTTTTCAGGTGAGATGAATGCAACACAATCCTTACGTCGCTCACATACATTGTCAATGATGTAATTTGGTACAGTTACACCATTTACACTTCCACGTGATTTACCACCAAGTACCAATGAAATGTCATAGTCTTCAGCAGACTTGAATTGATCATATGCTCGGAGGATAGCTCCTTCGTTACAGAGTGCTTCAGTACCAATGTCGCGACCTTGTCGGAATGACATTGAAACTGGAAGTGTATCTGAAGCTGATGCTATAAGAAGAGCAGATGCTGATGGAGCATTAGACGAATCATTTGCCCACCAAATCCACTTAGACGATTGATTCAATACATCTTTGTAATAAATTGATTCACCGTCTGATCCTTTCGCATCTGATGCTCGTGAAAGTCCTTGCCATACTTCTAGAATCGTGTTAGGTACACCAGAAATTTCACCATCTTCGTCCACTACAACAATATGTAGTTCGTCGTTGGCAGCAGTATTTCCTTGATTACCCACAAAGTCAGATTGACCTGGAGCACTATCTACAACATCTTTATATTGCCATTGACGATTAAGGTTGCCAGTGGTAAATGAGATGTTTTGAGTAGTAACCAATGGAGTCGAGAAACCAAAAGTTACTAGGTTCGCGGTAGCATTCGTTGTAACAGCTCCCACAGACGTAATCTCGAGGTGTTGAACACCTACTAGAGTATTACCTACTTTAATGATATCACCAACATTAAAGTTACTTGTAACGTCAGTTACACTAGCTGCATCTACAGTCGATGAGACTATACCATTGTTAGCACCGATAGTAATATCCATAGTAGCGTCGCCATCAAATACAATATCCGATGAGAAAGCGCCTGGAGTAGTACAAACTGAAACCTTTAATGAATTTCCAAGAGCTCCGGGATATTTTGCAATAAACAACACTGAAGAATCAAAATTGTCTTCAATACCTGTATCGTAATGATCATCATTTTTTACGATATGGTTTGAAAGCAAAGATGTAGATGAAAGAGCTGCGTTATTTGCTACAGCATTAAATGAAAAATCTGGATCATGAACTTCGAGGTCAACAGGTCCTGTAGGTCCGGTATATGTACCTCCCACAAGAGTAATACGAGTAGATCCCTCTCTAGTTAAAATCAAATCACCGGTACCTTGTGTGGTGAAAGGTACAGCAGGACCGCCTGGAGTAGCTGCAAGTTGGAAACTATCTAATGTAGTGCTTACATTTACAAGATAGTAAACATCAGTATTTGAAAGTCCTGATGGCAAACCGCCCGTGGGACTAGTAGCGATTGTAACTTCTTCGCCTTCGTAGATTGTCAAACCTGTCGAAAGACCTTCAAAAATATTACCACTTGTGTTAGCGATAACAGTAAGGGCGCCGGCAGAAAACGTATTGGTAGTAGTATCAACTGTGATTGTTTGACCTTCAGCAAAACCAGCAACAGTTTGGGCAATAATATCACCATCTGAAGCGCCAGTGGAAACATTACCGGGAACTGCGATATAGCTAGCTCCGTTAATAGCATATGCTCCAGTATTTGCGTTCAATACAGTCGTATAACCAGCAATTCTTACATTATCTCCTGTCGAGTTATGAGCTCTAGAAACATGCAACCGATTTGAGTATGCTAGAAAATTGGCCGCAGTGAACCAAGTCTCAGCATTATCTGAATCTGGCTTGCCATATTCATTGGCAAGTTCGGCTTCAGTAATTACTAATGAAGGCTTATCTACCGGACCCCACTTAAATACACCGCCAATAGCAGCGTCAGTAGTGGCAACGGCAGGGATTACAGTGGTCAGATCGATCTCTGTAACATTAACGCCTGGGCTTAATTGAAAAGGCATATCTTTGTTCTCCCTAAAATTATTTTAATTATGTAGACGTACTTTTATTTATAACAACTGATATTTCAAAGTAACCAACTATAGTCATTCCCCTTAGCGGTGACCGGTTTAGGGTCCTCGAATTCGTTCTGACCGTCATCTATCATTCCAAACGGTACTAATTCACTGAATACTTTTTCCTCATTCATTTCTTTGAGGTTGATAACCGTATTTATATCAGTGAGTTCTTTGAAAAATCGTTGATTCGATAGCCAACCAAATAGCACCAAACACATCATCAAATCGTCATGATTTCCTGGTTCTGCTTCATATGATGTTCCCTTCTGACTAAAAGTTGACATCTCTCTGATAGTTTCAAAATCGTTAATAATCAATTGATTTTGTTCAACCAACAGTTTTATCATAGAACAACCAATTGATTTGACAGATTTAGTAGTACGTATACCTTTATCTGCCCTACCGTTAAATCCTGCTACACCTGATAATAGACGTTTGCCTTCTCGTCCATTATTTTCAGTGAGCAACATATTTTCATATTCGTATTCTTCAAAAATTATACCGGCGACTTGTTCTCCGATGTCATTGACTTCAACGAGTATATTTGCATCATTATAATATTTGGCGGCAGCATGTACAGCAGATGCATAATCTACTGGTGTTATCATATTATTACGATATGCACCAACTTGAACGTATGGCATCTGTGAGATGTCGATGACTTGGAACGCAGAGTAATCAAGGCCCTTGCCTCTGCTCACATCTACTACTATTACGTAGTTGCCTTCTTGTTTTGGTTCTTCGTACACTATAATGCCGCCAACTTCTTTTACGGCCTCTTTGTATACGAGTTGTTTAAGTTTCCAGCCTGATATTAATGTGCCAGATGAACCGAGGAATTCACACTCCATTTCTTGCGCAAACTTCTCAGTATCAAAGTCCATTGCAGCGAGCGTCTCTTCTCGCCATTTTTCGTCTCTGCCAGGTACATCAGTCCAAAGTACTTGTACGAACTGATACCCGTTCTTGCCCGCCTTCGCTCCTTCGCACGTCTTGTAGAAGTGGTTCAGACCGTGAGGAGTCGACGTCAAAAGAATTTTGGTTGACGTACCAGAAGAAATTGTAGGAAATACCGAAGCGAAGAATTCGTCCCAGTTCTCTACGAATGCTGTTTCGTCTATGTATAGAAAAGATACTGATTTACCTCGAATTGCTGATGATGATGTAGCCGCCGCTAGAATCTTTGAACCATTTTCAAATTCTACTGATCCTTTGTTCCATTCGATGACACCTTGTTGCAACCACTTAGGAAGAGCTTCATAAGCCGTCTTGATACGATCCAATATTTCTCTTGCAGCGTCTCCTTTATTTGCGAGCAAAGCAACAAGCTTGTGATCATTAAACAATATGTAATGAAGAATAAGACAGACAGCAGTCGTTGTCTTACCCGCTTGGCGGCTAGTAACCACGCATGTTCTTCTGTGGTCTGTAGTTTTTTTGATGATGTCTTTTTGATATTCATAAAGCTTGATCGGTATGAGTCCATGGTCGACGTGAACAATTTGAATATACCGCTCAGCAAAATATATCGGGTCTTTCGCGCACTTGATGAATTCTTGGACCATTTCTTCGGTCCATTCAATCGTTACGCCTTTTCTTTTAAGATTAACGTTACCGAGATATGAACGGTAATCGATAATATCCTGAATATCAGTCGCCATCTTTATTCATCAACTTTAGCAGCTCGCTAGTAGAGCCTACAAAAAGATTATTGTTGACTGTTTCTTTCTTGTCTTCTGGTTTTTCGCCTGTTAGTTTTTGTTTCTTTTCATGCATACCTAATAGATCGTTGTTCATGTCGCCCATCGTCTTAATCATAGTAGCGAGAACTTCGTATGCTCGTGGATGTTGTGATTGATCTGCAACAGCAAGAAGCTCGTCAATAGCACTATGACCTTTCTCAATTAAATCATAGAAATTTTGACGGACATATTTGGTATCGTTCTCTACTTCTTTGTCGGTTTCATGCAGAGATGGTCGATATGTAGTAGGCAACTTTTCTTCATTTCCAACCTCTACAATTGTCGTCGTTTTAATATCTAAAATATCATCTAATTGTTCATTATCTTTCATTTCTTTATCCTTCATTGATCAGGATATGGAGTTTGAATTGTAGTAGCAAATCCATAATTTGAGTTAGCAGCGATGCCGCTTGCTGGTATAGATTGTAAATCTGGTGTAGATATAGTAACAGTAGGCGTACTTGTATAACCCGAACCACCGTTTGTTACTATAATACTCTGAATAGAATCTGAACTATCAACCACTGCAGTAGCAGTAGCGTTGGCGCCACCGCCTCCCGTAATATTAACTGTAGGATTCTGATAACCTACACCATCATTTACTATTGTAATAGAAGTGACAGCTCCATTAGTTATGCTTGCGATCGCTGTTGCTTGTTCGACATTTAAACTGGTGTATACTGTAGGTGTATTGTTGGCTAATAAACCGGGTTGATTAATTAAACGTGACGCTACATCTAGATCAGGATCAAGACCAGCTGGAGCTAAAGTAATATCGTCATACAATGTCGAGTCAAAAATTTGTGTGTTTGCTAAATTAATTATTTCTTGTTTATATACTGGTCCAAAAAACACACCTTTCATTGTAAAATCTAACTGCCAAATTAAGGCGCGACGTTCTTCAAATGCGCCTTCATACACATCGTCTTGATTGACTGAAGTTAATACTAATGGAATATCGAGTTTGATATCAATAGGTGCATCATCTACAAGTTGAATAGTCGATGTCCATTCAGGTGTAAAAAACGGTAAGATCTGTTCAATGATTCGTGTACCGTCGGTTGTATTCTTTACGAAAATAGAAAGTGAAAAATTAATGTCATACGGGACCGGATTGTAGACATGTTTCTTTTTAGTATTGTCATCGGTAACCGTAGTAACGAAGTTATTACGTGTAGGCAATTTTCTTTCTGGAGCATAATTGAATCCTGTAATCTCAAATCCCATTCTCGGTAAAACGATAGAGAAAGGATTTTCTTGTGGATCTCTGTTACTGTCGATACCATCAATACGAGCCAAGAATTTTTCTCTTGGTCCATACGAAAGTGGTACCTTCAGTGACTGCTTTACATTACCTGCATTATCAGGACGATTGATCCAAATATCATTAAAGAGTGTGCCAAAAAGTATGACATACTTCCTCAATGTATCGTGGTAAAAAGTTCTTCCAAACATTAGTATCGCCCGTCGTCGCTAAATGGATCTGCTTCTGAGAAGTCAATAAATCCATCAGCCAAAGTTTCGAATGTGCCGCCATCATTAAACACATCATCTGGTTGCCAATCAGTTACTACACCCAGCGGACGACCAGTGTTTGCATCCATGATTACATTATTATTTGCATCATATGTTACACCATCATCTGCATCAGCTACAATAGTATAAAGTTCTTGATAATCATCAATAGCAGCAATACCTGTATCCAATTCTTCCCCTGAGTATTCCCATTGTTCACATCTTAAATCATAACATTGTAATGCGCCCATTTGATAAAATACAGGAGCTTCATGTTCTGCAAATTTAATAACGTATATTTTTTCTGTGAGGGGAAAATATAAAATATCGCCTTCTTGTGGTCGTATTTGACCTTCGAAATCGCCTATCGCCTCACTGAATCTTTTATTAGCAACAGTAAAAGTTATTTCATCTCTGATCTGAATATTAAAGCGTGATAAGAAATCTCCTTCACCTTCAAAACCTTCTACATTTTTGATATACATCTCAATTGTGTATGAATCTTCATATCTAGAAATAGAATCAGAATTAAATACATTATCTCTAGCTACTACAGTTCTAGGACAATAGATCATATCATGACCATATATCTTGATCGATTCAATAATCAGATCTTCGATCAGGGTCTGCTCTGGCGTATTTGTAAAATTGTCAAAATACGGGTTTGTGGCCATTACTGTTTACAATTCCTAATTTGTGTGTATAATTAGCTAGTGCTAACCAATCATATCCATTACAGGCAGACTGTAGTTGTTGATCATCTCTTCTTCTAGTTTAGTGATTTCTGCCTGCGCTTCGTCGTAGATTTGTCTACCGTTAAACGTCACACCACCAGGTAATTGAAGTCCTTCGAATTTTGTTAGGTTTGTACCCCATTGCCGTTTGATAAGTTGCGAAGTATAATATTGTAGCCAACGATCGGACCACACATCTGTATATGTTGTTGGATCTACCAACTCGTATGCTTCGACTAACAAATATTGGCCGACTTCCAAATCTCCTGCAGTTTCATCAATATGTAATCGATTACGATGGCGATTATATCTGATCTGTGGTTTACCGACAAGAAGTTCTTGTACTAACGCGAGGTGTTCCATTGTCATATAGTAATCGATCAATGCAACATTTGTAAGTGTATATAAATCGTTTAGCGCGATCTGATATCGGATATTAAAGATATCACCAGACGATGTATTTGGATCACCAATAGGGAAAAGCTTTACAGCTCCAATAATATTTTGAGGTAAATCAATATATTTGTTAGCTATTGTATCATCATCGATGAGATGTTTATAGTATATTTTTTCAGTACCGTCAAAGTGATAGTCCCAATAAAAACGCAAAGCTTGGTCGATCCTATCTTCGACTTGAAGATCGTCTACATTAATTTCGATGACGGGTTTTCCAAGAGAGCGAAGACAATACTCCTTAAAATCATCTCTTGTAGTTGGAACTGCCATTTGTGCTCTCCGTTAATCGTTATTTTATTTATCTAACTTGCTTGTTTAATAGGTAATTGTATTTCTATTTCTCTATCATTTCCAGCTATTACATTTGGTCTTAGTCTTACAACAATGACCTGTGTGTCTGGTTTGATCGCAGTAATTGTACGAGTATCGTTACCATCTGCGTCTGCAGCCAATTTAATCACAATGTGTTGTTTAGCTGCTAGAAGTTTAATTTCTGCATGACCAATACCAGTGACAGTACTTTGACCCTGTATATCATGTGCTACAACAATAACACCACGAGAACCTACACCACTAACAGATGATTGATTCGCAGTTGGTCCATCGACCTTTTTAACTTCTCTTTCACCTATACCGCTTAGACTACTATCATTTCTCGGTATATTATCAGCTTTTTGCGTGATAATTCTTTCAACAATAGCTTTTACTGCAGCAACAGTTGACAATGATGTAAATGTTGAAACAATTATTCTTTCACCTACACCAGAAACAGAAGCCTCCGCCTGCGGTCCTTTAACTACCTTAACTTCACGTTCACCGATCGGAGAAGTAACAACGCAATTACCAGCGACAATATTAATTTCTGTGGTAATAATTCTTTCACCGATACCATTAACAACACAATCATCAGCCTGCGGGATATTATCCGCTGTCTGAGTTATTTCTCTTTCAACTGGAGGCTGCGTTGTAACTGTACATCCAGTTGTTACAAGTGAACCATCATTTGTTTGTACTACTGTTCGTATGCCAGAACCACTAACTGTACTTTGTGGTTTCGGTCCATCTAGTACTTTAACAATTCTTATTCCAGATCCAATAACAGAAGAATTATCAACAATTGGAGATTGTTTTAATGTGATTGTTCGGGTACCAGAACCACTCACTACACTATCGGGTAACTGCGGTATATTATCGGCAGTTTGTGTGACGATTCTTTCAGCTACACCAATTACAGAGCTATCATTTTGTGGTAAATTATCTGCTGTCTGTGTAACTGTCCTATCAGCAATACCGCTGACTGCGCTTTCACCCTGCAGAGTATGATTGACAACAGGAATTTCTCTTTCACCAGGCGATACAACAAACGATTGTGTAAGGCCATCGATACCTGATATTAGTTTAACTTCTCTTTCGACTATTGCGGAAATAGATGAGTCATCAGATACGAGTGCACCAATAATCGTTCTGGCACCTAAACCTTCGCCTGCTATATTACTATTTTGTGATTGTAACGTTACGTCACTAGTGATTATGCGTTCTGCTGTGCCAGAAATATTACTATCAGCAGATACAATCGCAACATCAGTAGTAATAATTCTTTCTGCTATAGAAGATACAATAGAATCAGAAGCTATAAGACTGACAACACTAGTGATTTCTCTGATTCCAATTGAATCTATACTACTATTATTACTAATTAATTGACCGACGCCAGGTATTGTTCTCGTACCAATACCAGAAACAGTAGAACTTCCCTGTACTGAACCAAAACCTTCGCCAAGAGCGGCGATTGCAGTCGTTGAAGAATTACCAGAAGTTAGAGAACCACTACCGATTACAGTTCTTTCAACAATACCGCTAACTATACTGTCTTCACTTTGTAATTCTGATATAGCTACAACTTCTCGTATACCTGAACCAATAGCAGAGCTAGTCGGAATTAATTGACCAATACCTGTAATTTCTCTTTGGCCAAAACCTGAGACAATAGTAGTTGGTGAAATTAACACACCATTAGCAGTATTATCTCTTTCTACATCTCCCTCAAGCAATGAATTTGCAGCTAAGAGATTACCGGATGCGACAATTATTCTTTCAGCTGTGCCATTGACTGAACTATCATCGCTTTGTGGTCCTGATACGACTATTACAGTACGTTCGCCAGTACCTACAGATGAACCAACAGAAACAATAGAACCAACACCAACAACTTCTCTTTCTCCGATACCATCAACAGATGAGTTTTCAGATGTTAATGGTCCTGTAACAATAATAAGAGCTCTTTCAGCAACACCAGATATAGCCGCGTTACTTGAAATAAGAGAACCAGTACCAGTAATAGTTCTTTCACCCACGCCAACTATCGATGTTGTAATACCTAATACACCGCTAACAGACACAATTTCTCTTTCGGCTATACCAGAAACAGAAACATTATTCGATATTAATCCACCAGTAGAAACTATTTCTCTTTCAGCAACACCATTTACTGATGGATTTTGTATTCCTGAAATACCAGATGCTGAAGATTGCGAAGTTCCTGTAGCTGATCCGGATGCAGAAGCATTTCCAGATACAAGAGAACCTGTACCGCTAACTGTTCTTATTCCTGTACCGGTAAACGATGATGTAACACCAATGGCACCAATTACACTGACAACTTCTCTTGTGCCATTGCCACTAAACGAAGATGAACTAACTATTATGCCGTTGCCTATAATTTCTCTTTCAGCGACACCATTTACTGATGTGGTGATAATAAGATCACCATTTGCAGAGATTACTCGACTTCCTGATCCAGTAGAGCTAGAAGTACTAGTTAAAGTACCAGAACCAGTAATCTCACGCTCACCAGTTCCAGTAAATGACGATGTAATTCCCAACGCGCCTACAACAGAAACAATTTCACGAATAGCAATACCACTCAACTCACTATTTTCGCTTTCTATGTTACCGGCAGTGCTAGATATTATTCTTTCTGCTATACCAGATACAGAACTATCGTTAGATTGTAGTGTTGCAGCTGCGACTATTAGATTTCTGCTGCCTGTGCCTATGACTGTTGAATTATTTGATACAGCCGTACCATTACCCGTAATTGTTCTTTCACCTGTACCTACAAACGAAGCAGTAATACCTAATGCTCCGGATATAGATACTACTTCTCTAATACCATCTCCAATAATAGTCGAATTACTAACTACTACGGCACCAGTTCCAACAATTTCTCTCTCACCTATACCAGATAGCGAACTATTGCCCGCTATAAGTGATCCAGACGAAGAAAATTCAAGTGTACCAGTACCGCTCGACGCGGACCCTCCAGATACAAGACTTCCAGAACTTACTATTTCTCTTTCTGCTATACCCGAAACGACTGATGTAATACTAATTGCGCCGGCGCCGGTAATCTGACGCTCACCTGTTCCAGTAAATGATGATGTGATGCCTAATGCACCAAGAGTGGAAACAACAATACGTTCGACTATGCCAGATACTGATGCGTCGCCTGCTTCCGCGGAAGCAACCGCAACAACTAAGTTTCTAGCACCTGAGCCGCTAACTGAAGAATTTGTTGAGATTAGACTAGTAGATACACTAGTAATAGATCTTTCACTAGTACCAGATACTATAGAATTATCTGATATTAGCGAAGACGAAGTAGAAGTGATAGTTCTTTCTGATACGCTAGACACGGTAGAGTTAGTTGATTCTAACGTACCGCTACCAATAATAGTTCTTTCGCCTATGCCATCAACATCACTGGCACCAGATTGTATAGAACCAAATACAACTGATCTGCCAGCTGCGCCAGTTCCTGAAACTGATGAATTTCCAGATGCTAGTGAAACAGTGGACGTAATCTCACGTTCACCTGTTCCAGTAAATGATGATGTGATGCCTAATGCACCAGCTGTAGAAACTACTGTACGAGTTCCAGTAGCTGTGACTGATGAATTGTTTGATACAATGCCGGCAGATGCGTCGAGCTCACGTTCTACATAACCGACCTCGACATAACCGTCTACTACATAGAATATATCAGTCATTTATACCGGCCCCCACGCATGAAAAAGACCGACGAATCGGTCTTTTTTTGTATTAATGTCCGGTAACTAGGTACCGGATATTCGGTACCCTTAAACATTATAAATTAATTGGGTGCAGTGTAAGTTAGTGAGCTAACAGAAACAGTATCACCAGTACCCAGCGCCACAGACGAAAGCTGAATAGAACCTGTACCAACGTCATCTGAGGTTACATCGCCTTCAAAAACAAGATTGCCATTTGAATCTTCAACCTCAAACCAAGTCACAGTACCAGAAGCAGTATTAGAGTCTGCTGTGATAGCTGCAGCTGTCGCTACACCTGAGGCTGCTGCTCCAAATGCTGTTGCACTGAAAGTCAATTCAGCTAGAAGGCTACCACCATCGGCCGTATAAAATTTCAGTTTTCCTGCACTGCCGCCTGCATCGATAAGATCGACTACGGTATCAGCGATCGCGTTTCTCACTGATGTTGGATGTTGTAGTGTCGCCATTTTTTTCTTCTCCTAATTTTTCTTTAGAATTTTTAGTTCGAGGTTTTAAATAGATTTCAGTTACAGAACCATCTGCTTTTTCTATTTTTATTGTACCCGATAAACCAGTTTTTTCCATGTCACACCATTTATTTATAAATGTTTTATCTTCAAAGTTTATTTATTAATAGATATATTCACGCCAATCTACAAGTTCAAAAACATTAGGGATATAGCCGATAGGATAATCTATTTCTATTTCTGGCAATTCTTCAGTGTGCAATAAACCGCAGCTTTCCATGAATAAATATTTTTCTACTAGTGGCTGTAACCAACCCATAAATCCTTTACCAGATTTTTCCCATGTAGAACCTACCGCCACGCCTGACACTCTCTGATCATAAACGTAAGTAGGAATAGATTCATCTAAAGATACCATATTTAATTCACCACGAATAGCAGCATCTTTTAATTCTAAATATTGTATAGTATCTTCACCGACTTTGTGTTCACCATCAAATTTAAACCCGGCGGCTTTCTTCGACATAAATACGACTCTAGAGTGAGTCTCTGAATTATCAATATAATAATAATTAATTCGCGACCACTCAGCATGTAAATTTTCCATTTTTTTAGGATACATGATATAAGCCTGAGCTTTATTTTTAAAAAATTTACTCTTGATTCCATTTTTTCTAGCATTAACTATATATTGACCAGTTAATGCAGTTTGCCAATTATCTTGCTGAAAAAATCTTACTCCCTTACAAGGAATTGTATTCGAATCAGTTTCCCAATCATCTACTACTGTCTTAGGCCACAAAGAAAATTGATTTTTTAAACAGACAACATCTGGTACTTCTTCTAAATTAGCAATGTAATTATAAACCCAAACTCCGTGCGGTGTCAGCCAATCATCACCATCAATTAAGACAGCATATTCATCATTTGATTCTAGAAACTTATCGAGAAAACTATTTTTACCGGTAGATGGTGTACCATCACTTTCAGTGATACAGTATTCTATGCCTTCCTCATTTAGATACTGTTCTGCTTTAGCACTAAAGTCTTCATTTTGAGTATTGATAATAACAAATAAATCTTTTTTCGGTATATTAGACCAATTAGGTGAACAATGTCTTTTTAGTGCAATCAGATTTTTATTTGTCAGTACATAATATTTTAATTTAGCCATAATATAATATTATCTTACGTATTAGCCGTGTTTGCAGATGGTTGATCGATATTCATAGTGGGCCATTCAACTGGTAATTCTATTGGATCATCAGGAATAATAGGTGTATTATCTCTTCTTACTGATACATATTTATAGAGCGACCTAAGCATTTGATGTACGTCAGCGTACGTTGCTGTCCCTACTACATTATCATCTGAGTCTACCAAATTGAATTCAGTATTAGCATTATCTTGACAAAATTCTTCCGTAATAAACGTGCCAGCTGGACCAAGAGAAGTGATAGTTCCATCAGTATTGACTAATGCATATTCTTCGTTAAATCTCATTGATGGATTTAATCCATCAGCTGGAAGGCAATTATTGATGACTATAGATTCAGCCCGTGTATAAATTACTTTTGTTTCTTGTTTGTATCTGTCTGGCACTTTTTTCTCCTTAAACTCTTTTCACATACGGGTTAGCATTATAAGACGAACCGTAACTATTGCCTTTTCTAAGAACATAAGCCCTGTTAAAATATTGATTATCATTGTGCGTTTCAACATCTAGTATAACATACGGATAGGTAGAATTAGTTGTGAATGAAGTACCTCCACTTGCAAAATCGTCAAAACTACCAGAAAAATGATAATTAGATTGATAAACATAATTAGAATAGCTGCCGCTGAGATAGCCTGTCGTATAGCCTCTTACTATTACATAACAATATCCAGCGTTATATTGTCTAATGTAATAACCCACTTGATAATTTCCTGGCTCTAGATATCCGAGATAACATACTCCATTTGCAGCAGTGTTTCCGGTAGTTCCACCATTTGCAGCATATTGATAATCTACTCTATTATATGTAGAATCAACATTAAACGCCACTCGCGAAGTAGCACTACCTGTTCCAGCTTCTACTTCTTGTTGATAGCTTTGATCGCCCGAGACGTTGCTACTAGTAGTTGTACCTATCCAACCTCTTGCACCCGTAGCACCTCTATAAGCCGATAAGTTTTTCTGAGCTCCTGATGTATATGATGTATCTGAAGATTGATTTATACTAACTGAAGTTTCTCTTACTTTTTGATCATTAAAATTTAATTGAGCAGAGTTACTTGCACCATGATAAAAACAACGATTAAAGTCGTAGCCTAGTCTTATCTGTCCTGAAGTAGGAATATTATAACTCATTTCTTTAACTCTTCTATTTCTGCTTTGAGTTCTTTGATTGCTTCTATCAGAAGCGGCACGAGTTTTTCATATTGCACTGTCTTGTAATCTTCTCCTGATATCGAAACACCAGAACCATTGTTATCGACGGGCGCGAGAGCTACAACTTCTGGCATCACCTTTTCTACTGTTTGAGCTGATACACCCACATGCATTCTTTCATCATCTTCGAAACCTAATTCTTTAGCTTTCTCATTATGTGTGTAGTAGAAAGTTTCTATGCTATTTATTTTCTCTATGGCATTTTTAATCTTACCATGTTTTGTCTTTAATCGCTCGTCAGAATAATAAGCGTATATATCACCTGTCGCTAGGTACGTACCATTGTTTTGCCAAGTATGTTTAACGGTCGATGCAGACCAACCCCCGAGCTTAAAATGATTATCTGTATCTAGACCTAAATTCATTGCGTACGCGCCCGGTCTATGAAAAGACATCGACGCTGCTGTACTAGTACCAGAGCTTCTCACTGATAGGGTCGTATCATTCGCACCAGTAAATGCTGACGCATTTCCCTTTGTAATAATAATTCCGCTAGGCTGTATACTACCAGTTGTAGTTAGGTTACCCGTTATTGCAAAACCAGTAGAGGTTGTTGCAGCCTTAGCGGCACCATCCCAATATAATTCGGTTGCTCCTCCACGATACCATCGAGTCATCCACACATTATCAGTATCATCATATATACCTGAACCAGCAGCACCATTCGACATAAAGACCCAATCGTCTCTAATTGCATATCCAGCCCATGTTACACCGCGGTCATCATCAACCTTAACTGTACCGTAATTGCCAGTTGCTACATCTACATAAGCAGCACCACCACCGATACCCAACGACGACTGCATGCCTGCTTTATTATTTTTACGAATATAATCGTCGGTAGAAGAAAAGAACACCGTATCTGAGCTGCGTGTTGAACTAGCATGCGACATATTGAGATAGGCTGCACGTAAGTAACCAGCCCCGTGAATTTGTACGCTACTATCTTTCTTGACAATGCCACCATCTTCTAGCAATACTGGATTCCACTCTTGTGGCGCTTCTGCAATAGTATTTAATGTCACGTCTCCTAGAATAGTGAGATCATTGGATTGATAAAACATCTGCAATGCTGGATAAGCCATGAGAGCTGTACCAGATGATGTATCACCCATACCAATCCACGCATAGCCGTCACCTCGATATTGCAGATGCAGTGCGGCTGATCCCGTTGCTGATTCTCCCACATGAATATTCTGATAATAGCTACTTCCACCATTACCGTCAACAACCAAATTAGTGTGGCCACCTCCATCGATAGTTAAATCACCCGTGAGAGTACCACCACTTGTAGGAAGAAAACCTGAAATAGGAGACGATGATAAAATTTTAGATATTGCTGCATCTTTTACAAATAATTTATTTGTGCTATGACCTGACCAGTTCAATATTACGAGAGAAACGTAACCGGTGGTGGGAGCAGTCCATGTTCTATTAAAAGAAACATATGAAGTCGTAATAGCGCCGTTTTCATACCATCCGGAATCACCACCTGAATCTTCTTGGACTAACGTGTGTGACGCAGAGTTTGATACATGTGTTTTTCCGTTGGGTAAATCGCCAGTGTAGTAATAAATTCTGACATATAAACCAGCCGTAGACGCAACATTACCTTTAATTTGAACATGAAATCTCAGTTGTTCTCCTGCTTCTACACGCATTGCTTTATATGCAGCACCAATTGTTGTGTCTCCTGTGCTATGAATTGCTACAGCTCTTTCAGAAAAATCATAATACACTGATGCTTCATCTGAATTACTATATGCTGGATTCCATCCTTGATTTCTTGCATAAGCTTGTTTAAACGTATCGTCGTTACCGCTATGCCATGGAATATAATAACTTCCACTACCATAAAAATATGGAACGTCTTCAAATACCCAACCTCGCCCAGATCCGGGATTATGAGTAAATACTCTTGATGACCCGAGATCATCTCTAGCGATATCTAATGCCCATGGACTACCATTTGTTGGCTTCAGCTGTAACAATGGGCTAGCATTATGATCAATGACTACTATATTTTTAAATTCTGTTTGATATGTAGTATTGATATCACCAGTCCATTGACCAGAGTTATTCCATAAAGGCACTGCCGACGCAAGATTCCAAGAACCAGTGCTATTGCTACTCGCATACCACCTTGTACCATTTAGTCCACTTATTTCAAATAAACAATTATAGGCATTATCTGAGGCATGAACCCACGTACCGTCATCATAATAAATTCCGGAATTAAGATAACTAATACCATTTGACCATGGTAAAACACTACAAACCGTATCATATGTACTGGTTTTACAAGCAATAGGACTGCTTGGACCACTAGTTAATACACTAAGAGAATTTGCTCGTGTGCCAATTGAAGATGAACTATTTGCTGCGATATCAAGACCGGTACTATACATTCCAGTAGATTTAGTACCTGACACTTCTCCAGTCGCGTCATGATACATTGTAACACCTGTATCTCCGCTAAGAGACAAAACATTTCTATTTGTTCCAGCAGTATTTTCTGCTTGGAATCTCATGTAGCCGCCGTGAGTAAATACTCTTGTTACCAAGCGACTATTTGGATTGTCCCATTCTATTCTAGCATCTGCGCCATTGCCAAATCTTAATTCAACATTATCTTGAAATTCTTTAATTCCAGTAATATCTTGAGTTGTATCAGTAGTGACGTAATTACCGGCCGCCTGTCCTGTCGAGGATGTCAAATAACCGGCAGTTGAATGATCCCCCCAACCATATGCTGTATTCCAATTAGATATATCAGTAGAAGAAAAATTACCCGACGTCCATACTGTCGTCCAAGCATTCCAAGTACTACTATATCTGTATCTGAAAAATAAATTGGTTCCGTTATATGGAATGGCAAACTGAGTCATATTCCCAGTACCATCTTTATTAGAGTATTCGAATGAGAATGGATGATAGTAAGTACTACCACCAGGTCCATTGGTGGCGGTGCCTAATAAAAGTGTATATCCACCTCCACTTCTAGCATTTGTAGAGTCATTCCAATCAGTAGTGCCAGAAGTAGTAACTGAACCGAATCCTCCAGAAAGTTGTGCTAGCATCTGGTCATTAACATCACTTCTTAAATATTTGCTTTGTGTTGAAGCAGATGTCAAATACCCAGCACTCGCATGATCGCCCCAGCCGTATGCTGTATTCCAATTAGTAGAATTACCTCCAGTAGCTGTTACTGTCCCATTAACATTTAGATTACCTTCGGTTAATGTCATTCCATTCGTCAAATTAACCGCTGTTCCACTACTGACATTACTTTTCAATTC